GTAGCAATTGCTTTTTCTAATACAATGAATAACCTTCTAACATTAATTCTATCAAATGCTGATGGTTTGCTTAATGCTGTTTTATCACCAAATAGTAATGTTCCCTGTCCTTTAAATGTAACGACTGGGTTAACTCTAGATTTGTATAATTCATCTCTTTCAGCTTGTGAAGGATTATATTGTAATTTAACTACGTTTTTGTAGAATCCTCTGTTTAAACCAGCTGGTGAGAACCAAGCATCATTAGTAAATTCTGCTCTTGCTGTGACTCCTGCAGTATCTGGATTTAAAGGCATATTAAAGAACTCGTCATTATATCTATCATATTGACGTTTCCAACCTGAATCAAATACTCCGTATGAGTTTGAATTCCAATCTGAGAAATAATCAACTATTTTTCTAGCTGATGGACTGTTTACAGCCACTGTTTCAGATGGTGATATAAATGCCATTGCATCTTTTCTTGCTTTAGCACCAGCCATTACATATTTACCGACTGTAGTGCTATGTTCACCAGTTATTAATAAGTTTACATCTTCAGTTTCAGCATCTAGTAATTTATCGTATGCTGCCATGATTGCTCCATCTGTGACAGCTGAACCATCATTACCATTCTTAAGCAGTGCTTTATAGATTGGTGTACCTGAAGTTTCAGATGGTAAATCTGAATCATATGTTCTTTTCAATGTAGCAAATGAACCTCTTGCAATAGAAGTAATAGTTGCACCTGGAGTATAATTAGCTCCACCTGCGCCTGTTGCTGTAGTACCAAAGTTATTTACTAAGTATACCCATTGTGATTGATCGTTTACTTTATTTACAAAGAAGTTATTAGCATTGTTTCCATCTTTACTGTTTGCAGCTTTTGATAGGAAAGAATAAGTTTCTAATACTTCGTTTGCTGTGCCAGTAGGTCTATCATTTAATGTGTAAACCATTACGTGGCATTCGTCTCTTAAATCTGAATCATAAGTTTTTGCCCAGTCAGATGTGCCTGGTACTGCATCAAAGTAATCTCTAAGTTTAACACTACCAAATACGTTTGTTGTATTATATGTATCTGAATCTAGTTGACTGTCTACAATTAGTACACCAATATCATTACCAAGACTACCTGGGAATCTTGCATATACGTTTGATGTTAAACCTGTTTTGTCTGATGAAAAATCATTTTCGTTTTGAATATTAGCATCTGAATCTACTGCATTATCAGAGTCACCCATTGATGCGTTTAAAGCTCCAGTTGCTGATGCACGAACTACTTTACAAGCATTTGCATAAGATAAGAAATTAGCTGCAGCATACCAATCATCTCTGACGTATCCTGCGTTAGTGCCTTTTCTCGGCTGTCCGTGTTTGTTTAATAAATCTTGCTCTGAAGATATTAATGTGACTTCATTTACAGGACCCCACTCGAAACGTCCTGCAAAACCACCAATCGACGTGGCGACGGCTGGTACAATATTTGTAAGGTCTGTTTCTTTGACCTGTACTCCTGGGCTTACTAGAAATGCCATGTATGTGACTCCTTAAGAATTCTTTATAGTTTATTTATTTTTTAACAATCTACTGAGGTTGTTTTTCCACAGTCCCTCTACAGTTCTATTTATAATTGTCAATCATTAGAAATTTGGGTCAAAGTTCTGATAAACCTTGTCAAACCATTCTGGTTTTTCATCCTCATCTACATTAATTGGAGTCCATAAATCTCCTGATTGGTCCTTTTCGCCTAAATAAGTATCATTTTCAGACAACCATCCGATTGGCATATCATCTTTATCTTCTATTTTATCTTTATACATAAGTCGAGAAGCATTTAATTCAGTAAGTTCTTTCCAATGCTCACAACCTGATGCCCACCCAAACAATACTAAACACATAACTAAATCATCATTTGTGCCTGGCTCTGCTGCAAATGATGAACCTGACTCACCTTTTCGTACAAAAGTTGTGAGTTCTACGTATATATCATAGTCTTCTACAATTAGTTTATCAGCTTCTATCAATGATTTTATATTAGAACAACCACTAGTTTTAACTGAATGTGATGTAGTCACACCTAATTTTGCACTTGGACCACCACCTAATTGGTGTCCTGCTCTTCCTTTTGATGATGACCTTAATAAATTTTCATAACTTAATTCAAAATGTAAGTCATTTAATACTTGTGCACCTAAATCATTTGCCTCAACTAACACATGCGCATCATTAAAATGTTTTCCTACATTAGATATAAATTGTGGTAATACCATTGGTGATATTTCATTTGACCTAAATTTAGCTACAGCTTTATATGGAACAGTTGTAATATCAAACACTACAAATGCTGAATAATCTAATCGAATACCTCTAGCTGTATCACACACAAGAATATACTTATGACCTGGTTTTGGTTCCTCATGATAATCAACCTCTTCAAATGTTTTTACAGGTTCTACATATGACATATTTTGTAATTTTGTAGGTGATATCAAAGTATTACTAGAGCCAATAAATTGACATTCAAATTCTTGTCTAAATTGGTCTTCTGATGTGTTGGCAATTTGTTCTTCTTTCCAGTTTTCGTCTCTGCCAGGCACATCCCACCAATTAATTTCAATAGGATTAAATTGTGACCTCTTTGCCGTAGCTTCTGTCCACATTTTATAGAAATGGTTCATACCTCTTGGTGTAGATACCACTATCATTTTTGTATCTGAACCAGATGAAATTGTAGGATATACTGAACGGAAAAAATCTTCAGCATCATTTGGTGGTACGAATGCAAACTCATCTAAAAACAGTAATGAAAATGACATACCCCTTGCAGCTGAACCTGATGATGATGTTGCTATTACTTTACTGCCATTTTCTAATGATATTGACCTTTTGTTCCAAGTAATAACACCTTGTTGCAACCAATACGGTAAATTTTCGTATGATAACTGTAATCTACCTAAAATCTCTTGGGCTAATTCTCCTTTGTTAGCAAGTATACCTACAGTTTTACCTGGATTAAAAAGTAAGAACCATAAAATGTATGCTACACTTGTGGTTGACTTACCACACTGTCTAGGCAATTTAGCTATATTGAATCTGTTTTGATGAAAAGAAGATAACATATCTCTTTGAAAGTCATAAAGTGTAAATGGTATTTCACCAAAGTCTACAGACATAATTTTCATGTATGACTCAGCAAAATAAATTGGGTCTTCCATACACTTCTTATATTCTCTTAATTGTTCAGGTGTATAGTCAACATTTTGATATGCTGCTTTGATATTAGGATTACCAACATAATGAGAAGCTTTGATATCGTTCTCAAAGAGTTCTGGTTTTGTATCTCTTGTGGGTGTGTCTTTATATTTTCTACCGACTGCTAAAAATGCTAATAAGTCTTTTTTAGTTTCGAAGTAGTGGTCACCGAACTGTTTCCAGCCATCATGAAGCTTTGAGTCGTACTCCTTATCACTAACATAGTTCATAGGATTACTCTTTACCTAATAGCTCTAACAAATCTTTGGTATTTAGTTTTACATTTAGATTGTTATTCGTCACATTGCTATCTTTTGTCACACCTTTATTAATTTTCTCCACACGAATGTGATGGTCCATTAGTTGGCCTGCAATATTACCTAGCGTTTGTGCCGTATTAGATGCTACTTCAATGGCTCGCGGGTGCTCGGACTCCTGCGCGAGTTGAACAGCACTATCAAGTACATCTTGAAGTCTCTCGCTTGCAGCGTACAGGACTTCCCTGGCATACTCGTAGTCATCTTGACGATGTTGTACTAATTTGGCTACTTGACCTTTGGTATCTTTTACCTCGGTATCTAGTTCAGTTAGTTGCTTTTTTTCATCTCCATTTTTTTCCATACTCTATTTATAGTATAAGTATAATATGAATAAGGACGATTTTGTAATTGAATTACCTGGATTTGAATTTGATAAAGATAGATTGATAGACTTTATGAATTCAGATGTATTAGGTGATTGGAGAGAGCTAAACCATTTTCCTATGAAAGGTCTAAGTAATGAATTTAATCTTGGTGGTACTTTTCTTATGGAAGGTGGTGGTTATATGTTAAAAGAATTAGAGACAAAACATGTTGACCATGTACGTCATATATATGACCAAGTAAATCCAAATATATTATTGTGGGCAAAGATGGCTTTAAAACCAGCAAACTTTTTAAAATATCCACCCTATATGAAATTAGCAAAACATAAAGATAGATTAAGAACAGGTAGTATTCACTTTCCATTAGGACCAGGTGAACCTACTAATTTTTATGATGATGACTATAATTTAATATATCAACATGAACATAATGGTAATCCAGTTATTATGCACACTCACAAATATTTTCATGGTGTGGATAATAAAGATAAAGAAAGATATTGTTTTCAAATCACACTAAAACATGATTGGGAATTATTACATGAATGGAATGCGAATGGAACTCTCTATACAAGTTGAATCAGTAGACCCTACTCAAATGAACTCTATGCAAATGTTAGAGCTGTTTGAATTTTGTGCTGAAGCCTCTCAAGAAGATTTGCCACCAGCAAAAAATATGGAAGTAAAAGATTATGAAAATAAACCAGAAACTTTATTACATAAATTATGGATATCAAAAGAATATGATAGATTGTTTTTAGGTTGGCAAGGAGAAAGATTAGTTGGTATTTCAGCCTGTTATAGGTTAAATAAAAAGGTTATGATATGTGGTTGCCGTTCTTGGACAGTACCAGATATGAGAACTAAATATGTTCATGGTAATCATATATTTCCAGAACAATTTAAGTATGCCAAAAATGAAGGATGTCATGCAGCTTGGTTTACTTTTAATGATTATAATGTATGGCTATACAAATTTTTAAAAAGAATAAGTGAAGGTAAAGCTACAGCATTTGGTATGAAAAATTCAGATACATATAAAGATATGACATTTGTACCTGGTCAGATGTTAATAAAAAATACTACTCAAATGGTTGCTATAAAAAAATTATGATACCCGTATTTGCTCCATTAAAAGAACAATTAGATTTTAGTGAACACAAAATTGTGGAAGAACTATTAGCTACTCATATTGATAAACATAGTGTATTAGCTACAACTACATTTGAAG